CCGTTCAGGCTTGCCTTCAACTCGCTTGATTATACTGCTTATAGTGCTGTGTGCCTTTCTTAAGGCATTTTCCTTTTGATTTAGCTCCTGAACTACCTTAGTATCTCTAGGCACGTTAACGCCGCGGGCTACCAAATCATGCTGGGTTAGGGGAGCAGTAGTGTTAAACCCGAGGAATCGCTTATCCTGGACTGGAACCTCTGAGGCCATGAATATAGCTTTTTTGCTTGCGGCCTCAGCCTTGAGCCTTCGCTCTATTCCCGCTGGGGACTTTTCAAAGGCGTTCCGAGCTGCTGTGTCAGCAAGACGCTGTTCTTTAATAGTTGCCTGTTCACGTTGGAGGATACGATGAACTTCTGCGAGTTCTGCTTCAAGTATATCTCTCTGAGCCTTGGCCGCCTTCCGAGATTCTTCATTCTCCTTTCTAACGTCAGCTTCTTTATTCCGGCGATTTGTTATTCCAGCCTGAAGCCGAGCCTCACTCTCCTTGAGAATCGTACGTGTCTCAGTGCGACGTTTCGCAGCATCCGCTTCATCCTCACGGCCAATGCGCCGAACCCGATCGCTTTCTTTAATCACCTGGTTACGGACGGCCCTAGCGCGTTCGATGATCTTATTAGCGTCCTCACGATCCTTCCGATTTTCGTCGCTCTCAGATATACCGCGCGTACGCTTGAGTTCCTGTTCTTTGAGCTGTTGATTGCGGATAGCCCTGTTTTCTTGCGACTGACCAATATTGAGCGCCTGTCGGCTTTTGCTTATAGCTAAGAGGGCTTTTCCCGCATCCAGATTTCCAGCCGCTACTGCTCGCTCACTCGCCGCCCGTGGAATTTGTACACCCCTAGGTGGTTGACCGGGACCTAGCTGCAAGGCTGTCTGTGCCCTACCTTGTCCCATAAACCCTTGGATAGCTTCTCTACCCCTAATCTGTTTATCCTCAGCTAAGGATTTCTTAATATAAGCAGGGAGTGCCCCCGGCGGCTGGCCTTTGCGCCCCAGATTAACCATCGTCGTAACGTCGAATTGGCCTTTAAGGGCTTTATCCCTCCAAGCCTTAGCCATAACCTGTATCTGATCAGCGTCCTGCTGGACCCAGAAATCAACCATATGCTTAAGGCCGGGGCCAATAGACTCACCCCTATTAGCATTGACTAGCGTAGCCATCACGAGGGACTTACGGCTAGCTACATTCTCTTTTGAGTTGAACGGACTATCAGTGGCCTTGTACAGCATAGACTTGCTGAGATCTTTAGCCATCTGCATGATACGCTTCTTTTGCGCCTTGCGTTCAGCGAGTTGGGCCTTAGCCTTGTCACGCAGACCACGACGGTACCAGTCTAAACCCTCCTGAACCCCGGCGCTTACGCCTCGGCCGAGGCCCTCAGATAATGCGCGTCCTGCCGCGGTCATCCGGTCTTTCCTGAAGCGGGTCCCATTAGCCCACTAGTTATAGCGGCGCTTACGCCCTGGCCCACGCCGGGTGCTAAGGCACTAATAAGCCCAGGATTAAACCCGGCAATATTAGCCTGTAACTTAAGCGCTTGTTCGTTCTGCGCAAGGGCCTGTGATTGCTGAAGCGCCGTAAGGGGATTACTCTTTACACCCATTCCTGCAAGGAGCCGTTGGATATTCTGGTTGCTGGTCTGTTCCCGTGCTGTTTGCCCTGCCAGGCGCAGGCCTTCTGTCTCACTGAGTTGACCGAACCTGATCCCTTCAAGCGTAGCGAGGCGCCCAGACTCAAAATCAGCAATGGCTTCAAACCCAGGCGTTGAGGCGATAAAATCAGGTCCAAGGCTCTTACGTAGAGATTCCTCAAGCACCTGTTTGGATTCTGCAAACTGCCTGTTTACTTGCTCAGGGACTTTGCCCTCACCCTTTAAGAAACTAAGGCTTCGCTGAGCGAGTAGGTCTTGGATCTCTTCAGTTGCAAGTTCCCCAGCCGTCTCTGCTTTAGGCGTCAATCCCGTAATGTTTCCATTTTCATCAACTGTCACCTCAAAGTCCTTACCGAGGATAATCGGCAGGAGTAGATTTGAAAGATCAGCTTGATCCTGCAACAACTGATTTTGTAAATTAAGGTTCTGCTGTTGTGCCGGAGTGAGCGCCGGAACCTCAGGATCATCGTCACCGAAGAAGAAATCTGCTATAGACATACTAATCCTCCTACCAACTTGCCGAAACTCCAGTCGCTTGCACTGATGATCCTGAAGGAGTGGCCGTAACAACTAGGGGAGTACTTGCGCTGGCGGTTTCCGCAAACGCAGAGGTTATAATGACGGTAACGTCGTCTGTATCTCTGGCCTCCGTCAGCCCTACCCAGGTAGTTGTGACGCTATTGAAAAACTGGCCGCAACTAACCGCGCCCCCACCTGCAATCGTGTTTAGACTCAGCGTTAGGGCACCTGTGCTAGTCGCGGTATCCGTGTTTGTTGCGTTTGCGGTGACTGCGGCGCGGCCAACCATGCGGAAAACGCTGACACCGAGAGCGCGGTTAGCACCTAGAGCGTCGCTTAGAGTTACAACAACATCACCTGTGGTACCCGCCTCCAACTGCACAGCGAAGATGCCGGAACCGAAGCCATCGCCAGGATTTGCATAAACAGTGGTGATTGAAGTACAAGTATTGCCCCCCACCGTCACACTACCAATCGTTCTATTGACAGCATTAGTGACGAAATTGACAGTGACGATGATGATGCGGGACGCCCCGGCGGCACCGAGAGATGCACCCGAGAATGTAAATTCTGTTGCGTTGCTGGTGCTAGCCGCCGGGTTGGCCGTGTTAGTTAGGCCAAATGCAGGGAGTCCCGCTGTGGTATCAATATCATCTATCCTGCCCTGACGCCGTCCACTAAACATACGGGGGGTTAGATTATTTGAAAACGTAAAGCCTGGGGCTCCCCTAGTGGCGATTCTTCTACTGACTCTATGTGGTACACGAAGAGGCATTACGTTGCATACCTATTTACATAGCCAAACAGATTGACTAGATCCGTCGTAGTGATCCAGGTTTTCCACTCCTTGGCGTTACGTCCAACAAGACCGGGGACAATAAGGATCTGACCCTTTTTGTCGTCGGCAGTGATAGTGTGCTTCACTCTTGAACCAGTTGCTGTCGTCGGGCCGAGTGAATAGTTAAGCTCGATTGCTGTCGTAACTGTGGAATAGGCATAAAGCCAAAGTTCGTCGATACTCTGTGCCGCGCCGGTTACACAAGTGTGAACGACCAAACCAGTAGAGGGTGCTGTCACAGTAAGTCTCAACCCTTCCCCGTCAGTCGAGCCACTCATGATGATCTTCGAGTAAGTTCCCATTATGTAAACATCCTTGTAAAGACGACGATCTCGCCAGATAAGTTAATATTAGGATCATGATACCACTGAGCGCCGCCAACACATTGGTATAGCTGAAACCTAAGCCGTTCGAGTTCACCCGCTAGAGAAGTTGCCTGACTCTCACTATCACTGGCATAAGGATCAGTCATTGTTTTCATCTCAGCTATGCTACTCGAGTAGTCGTCGATCTGCGTAGTGTTGTGATTGTTGATGTGGTTCTGGTGGTCGGTATTGTAGATATTAGCGGTCAATGTGAGACCACTAGCCCGAGTAGTGTGTGAGTAAAGTCCAGCGCCCATTATTCTCTAAACCTTTCCTCTGCCGGAATCTCTTTCCAAGACGCCGCCAGGCGATCCGCATTAAGTTCCCAACGAACCTTGCCCAAGCCGCGCGTTTCCTCTTTATCCCATCGGTCCATATCAGCGGCGTACATTACGTCAAGTGTGGCGAGATCAAAGCCTCTTGCTACACAGTCCTTACAAGAGGGGGTAACGTGTTTAGACCCATCAGCAAAGGTTATCACTACCTCAGTGTAAGCCGCGTTGGTAAACATCGCAACACGCTCTCGTATTATAGTGGCACCCTTAACACGTTCTGTTTCCTGCATCTCAGGGATAGGACGAAGCTCCTGGAGGGTCTGGCCACACTTACACTTGACCTTTGAGACACCGAAGCGCCCCTTCTCTTCCATGTAATCAAAGTGCTTTAGGCAACCATCCTCACGAGCTTCCTTAGCCCGCTTACGCGCCCGCTTACGTGCTTCCTTAACAGGGTCAGTTTTAGGTGATCTAGCCACTTGGATCTGCTCCCCTTGTAAATAGCATATAGAACTTAGCAATCGAGAAGTCTTGACCATCCCCGCTGTTACGGCCGATAATAGAGAGGCGGCGACCCGACCCGTGGATGCGCCTCCGCTTGTTTACCAAATTCGACCCGGCGAGTTTATCCGTTCCTAGGACGAAGCTACCAAGCGTTGAACCACTCGTCCCCATGTTGAAGGTAATTGTCTCTTCGATCTTATCATCCCAGAGAACGTCAACGCTCAGGTCCCAGTTGCCTGTGGGCTCGACGACAAGTTCCAGAAATTTGCCATTCTTATCTCGGATACCAAGCGCCGGCTCAAGATGCGACAGATCGAGATGGGGTGTCTGGAACTTACCATTGTAACCTGAGCCATCTTTGCTTCTAGAAGATTGATCAAGGTTCCACACAAAGCCGCTACTATCGCCAGTTGTGGGCCTCGCAATCCCGTTGGCATCCTCTTTAAGCCAGATACTTCTATTTGTGTCTTTGGTAGAGACAGCAAAGCGAGGAATATCTGGCCGGTTGAAGTCTATGATATACTTGCGATCATACGCCGTGCCGCTTGACGATGCAGCGAACATAGCTTGCCGCTTAGCGACATAATAGATAGCTTGTGTGCGTGAGAGCTCTGCAAGGTTGCAATCATCTCGCATGAATACGTCAAACTGAGCTATATCACTCAGATTACGTGACCCAATATTCCCGAATTGCTCAATGGCACTGATTAGGTGGAACGAGCCGGTATGGTCAATGAACAAGATGTCGTCGTCAATCTGTACGGCGCCGAGTGGACTGACGCCACCGATCGAGGTTGAGTGCTTAATCACTCGCCATTTCGATGTATCACTGTCACTGGTGTCAACAAGATAGATACCGTTAGGAAACTTAAATACAATTAAAAGACCTTTGAAGCTAAGAATCTGAACGATCTTCTTCCCCTCGCCAGGATAGATCGCAAGGCTGAGAGCTGTAGTAGTGAAATCTTCATGATTCGTTGGTAAGCTTGCATATACGCGGTGAGGGTCATTAGCGTTTCCTGCGCCCCACAAGCGATTTTCATGGATCGCCCCGGTTGTGGGCTGATTAGAGCCACTCCAATCCGTCGGCGGCGAGGTTATACCTCCCGTGGTGGCTCCATCCGCGCTCAGGACTTGCACTACGTTCTTGCCTGTAAACAAAAACAGCTTACGATTATTAGCCGCAGCTTCCTTGCCGCCGGCCACGAATACACCAACCACGTCGCTGACGGTCATACCTGTCTTCAGATCGACCGTGAAATCCCCGCCGCCAGTGTCTTTCTTGAGGTCGCCATCCGAGAGAAGAACAATCATCCTCTGCGTGCCATCCGTCGGGTGCCAATCGAAGCCCCCCTGAATGGTAGGCCCACCGCTGATGGCAGACGAATTATACTTGCTGGAACCCCCCTCTTTCTGGAGAGTTCCATTTTCATAGGTTATGTTTTCCGCCACGAGAAGTTGCGACGGTGTAACTATGGCGTGGTTCTTAGTACCGGTAAAGCCATCTGTCCCTATGACAAGCTCTGCAGTTTCACCACTAAATGCCACTCTAGGCTATCCTTTTTCCACTTACCTTTTTATTCCCCTTTTTGTTCCCCTTTTTGTTCTTTACCGCTACTTTCCTCTTTCCGGGGGGCCTGCCTCTCGTTGTTCCATATGTTCCTTTACCATAAGGCATTATCAGTCTCCTATCCACTAATTATAAGGCCGCTCTCAGTCCTAAGAGGTCTCATCATCCTTTCCATCTGATTAAGACGAGGAAAGATTTTACCAAATGCACCGCCACTTTGACGCACCATTCTGCGCCTGTTCTCTTTTGCCATAGCTCGTATGCCCCTTTGCGCGAGCGCGGCTACGTCACCAGCCTTTGTGTCGTCCTTAGCAGCATAGAGAAATGCCAAGGCCCAGTCGGCTAGTATATAGCGATACTCGCGAGGCACGATGGGATTGTTCGTATCATCTGCCAAGTCACTCGGAAGCTTCATATATTCATAATCAATCTTTATTAAGTCTGTACTCGATGTACCGCCATAATGCGAGAAGCGTACAGCCTGATCCGTTATCATGGCGAAGTTCTTAGGGACACCTGAGCCCGTTTCATTACGCGGCCACCGCTCGGTCAACGCCTCAAGTTGGAGACCTGTAATCTTATGCTGGCTATCCTGGAAGGCTGTCATTGCCTGAGAGAGGTGCAAGACATCACTGGCGAGGGTATAATCAAGTTGATAAACGCGAAAGCTAGCCGTCCCGTCAGTTGGGCCGGTGTATACACTTTCGAGCGTCGCCCCAGTCTGCGTTGCAGTATGTGAAGAAATTATAAACACATCTGCATGGTCGTCCACTTTGAAATGCCTCCCCGCCACACTCGGCGTCGGAGCACTGCTGAAAGTAATAGTAGTCGAATTGTTCGTCACAGATATGGTACCTGTGTCTATCACTGGATTCAGCGTTATCACCCCCTGGTCGTCCGCTCGGAGCCACCACCATGCTTCATCTACCTCGGGATCTAATTCCGATCCGCCACGAATTAAACCTAAGTACGCTCGATTTAAGTACGTTACCACATCGCTGTCAAAATCGCTAGTCCCATCTGCGAGTTCATGCCCGCGAGTCAGGATATCATTAACAAGATCTTGTGAGGTAGTGTAGTTAGCCATTATCCCACCGCTATGCGTGTACGAGCTTCGAGCTCAATGCGCTCCATCTGAGGGTTAGGCTCCTCTGCATACTCTTGTAGCAAGCGCTGTTCAAAGTCGGCGCCGCGGCCCCACCATAGATAGGGTTCGATGCCGATAACCTTGCCTTCGTCGTCATGCGCGTGCAAAGGAACAACCACTGACTCCTTGGCCGCACCACCGCCCCGACGCCTCCGCCTAGTGCGTAATCGAAGTCTCCGTCTCACTGTTACCTCGATATGACAATAACATTGAGCGTTGAGCCTGTAGTCACTACTTGAAAGAACGGCCTGATATAGCGAGGATTCTCTCGTATGGCTCGAACAAAACCGGTTGTGGGTAGGCTAGTAAAGTCTAAGTCCCCATCAGTAGGGCTAGTCAGCGTACTCCAAACCGTCGTCGCAACGATCGTCGCATCATTCGTACCTTCGAGGCTGACCCTAGAAGTACCAGCGGCAGTCGTAGCTCCGTTGAGTGTAAAAGTCTTATCCGGTAAGTGCGCTCCAGACAGGGGATTACCCCGGCCTGATACGGTAGCATTCCAGGTATGTTGGTGAACACCTCGGGCGATGTAATCTCCGCTCCCGAGAAGTGCGGTTAAAGCTGTTGGCATTTAAGCCTCCTTTCTACGATACCCGGGGCAGGTGGCCTCAACCTCTCCACGAGACACATACTTACCTACGAGTTCTTTAACTGCGTTTAGATCAGGTAAACCAGTTTTTGTCCAATGAGCATCTACGGAATGATCAAGCTCGTAGACATAATCAACAAGACTTTTCTCAGGTTCACTTGGTTCGCCCGATTGTTGGGCAGAATCCTCTACAGCCTCCTCAATCGGTGGAAGTTCCTTAATCTCGTTCATGTCCTTAGGTAAGCCGACGTTAGCACGACCCGCTGGGGTCATAGCCTTAACAGCTTTCCACACCCAATCCGGTACATCCTTGAACGGAATAACTGGTTGGTTGGAGCCATCTGAGTAGAAGCGGCCACCCTGGACAGCCATTGCTCCATTAGGCGAAACGAAGCGGGCATAGGGGTTAGACTTGACGAGCGAGTCCCGACCAGTTGCGTCCCGCTCCATTACATGGACCCGTTCTATATTGAGGGGCATATTAGACTCCTTCCACTGTACGTGCCGCGGCCTGTTGCATCTTCTTCATATCCTTAGCTGACTGTTTCTGCTGGTCTGATCGCATCTTCTCATTAGCATCCATTTCCTGCATCTCTTTGACGCGATGATACCCATAGGGATCGCGGCCAATCGAACCATCTTCACGTTGTTTACACTGGTTGGCATAAAGCATCGTTGTGTCATTTGTCAGCGTGTGGATGCAGTCATGGCTCTTACAGCGCCCAAGCATATAGGCGACAGCAAGACCACCTTCTTCAACGATAGTCCCGTTTTTATAAACGAAATCAGCACCATAGAGAGCGATCTCTTTAACTCCTATATACAAGGCGTACGCGATCATATAACTGACCGTGTTAACGGCGAATAGATCGTCGTCATGAAACTGGATGCACTCATACAGCGGAAAGGGCACAGACGTAGGGAACTCAGGATAAGGCGTACTTGTGATAATCGGCCTATCGTGGTTCTTGAGAAACGCTGCATATGCCTTGTTCCGGTGCTTGTCAATCCAACGAAGATCGTCCATACAGAATAGCTTGTCATGCTGAAATCCTGCAAAGCCTCGGTTAAGTGTCCAAACTTCATCGTATGGATCTTGAACACCTTGGTTACTCATCGAGCGACGCATGAAGGTCTGGGCGCTTGGGCCTAGTGCTACAATCGCCACTCTTTGTGGGCGGGTTAATAGTGCCGAATAGTCTAACCCACCCGGGTTAATGTTAGGGTTCTTACCCTGCGTCAGGTCTTTTTTCATTTTATTTCTCCTAAGAGGTTCTTAGAGAAGTTAAGTCTTACCAGCCAACTACCTCGATGTACATGGCAGGGATTGCGGCTCCGTACACAGTGCTCACGATAAAAGTAGTAGGTACTTCACGGAAACCTACGGACGGGTCAGCAGTAGATACAAGCGGCTCATACAAGTGAACAGAATGAAGTGCTTGGTTGTAATGGTGAAGATAGCTATTAACAGCTCCAGCCTCTACAGTCGAAGGCGTAAGAGGTTGAGTGATAATAACGTAGTCGATGTTTCGAGTCATACCTAGATCAGTAGGTAGAGGAATACCACCCGAGGAGGGGTAAGTATTTGCGCCAGTAACAGCGAGAGTCAGCTTAACACGATTACGCTTGTGCTTTCCCTCGATAACTCTGGACTCAACAACCTGCGTCCAGGAAGTAGCTGTCATAATGACTGCCATTTCATTCCTCCTTTACCCCCCTATTAGCCCTCCACCTTTCGGTATTCCAGGGGTTACTAATCGCTAGGGGGGTCGGTTAAGGGTTACGTAGTAGCGATCATCCCAGTGATATTACCAGGCTCTTCCCAACGCGGTTCAACGTAAAGGATGGCCCGAGCCCGAACACCGGCAGTACCAGCAGTCGTGCAACGGAACTGAACCTTAGTACCAGGCTCAATCTCGATAACATAAGTAGGAATGTAGTACCGTGAAGTATTAGCAAAGCCCGTGCTAGGCGCACCAATCGTAAACATCTTCGTCACAGTACCAGGAGTGGAAATGTCCGCCTCAAAGCTACACTCAACGGCGGCGCCGGTAAAGGCACCAACATCTGAGCCAGACATAACAACTGCTGCGGCCCGAATACGGTGCGGAACGATACCCGGACCCCATTCAGCGGCGACAGTAGTGATCAGAGCAACACCGCCCTGACCTAATGCAGTGGCACCGCCCACGGCGCTGATGTGGTCGACCCTCTGCATTTCGACTTCGTATCGGCTATGTGTATAAGCCATATCTTCCTCTCAAAAGACTCGCCCTCAAGCCACTGTTTCAGACTGTCTTGGGCGCCAGATTAACTGGAGGTAACGTGAACGATCCGAGCCTGCCCTGCATTGGAAGTATCCCAGATGATTCCGAATTCCAGGATACCATACCAAGCAACTGCACGGGCACGACCAAAGTCACCCTTGATCTCAGCCCTAAGCTCAGGCGTAAGAACCTCGGCCATAACAACGGAGTCGGCACCAAACACTACACCTTCGCCAAGCACCGAGTTGGTGCCTACCTTGGCAAGAGCATTAGCATGATTGGTCTCAACATGGCGGATGTTCTCAATCCGGCCAATCTCGTTGTTGAACTTCGCCTGAGGATCGGTGTACTTATGCCACTCCTCCCAAGCTGGGTCCCTCTTGATACCCCTTAATCCCAAGGTGCGGAAGATAGCAACATAGTCGTCACCTTCCCACGTCGGGGTTTGCAGAGTGTCAAAGAGATAGTCGCGAACTTCCTCAACATGGAACATATTCCAGTTGGCTGTCGCGGCAGTAGATGCCGTCCCATCCGTGTCGAATGTGCCAGCCGCCAGGCCGGTCGGAATGTACTTGACTTGCGCCGTTTGGAACGCGGTCGCCGCCTTAGTATCCATGACAAGCCCCATCTGATCGCGCAGACGGCGTTGGATGCCATTTTCCAGGTCAAAGAAGGTCAGGTCTTCCGCGAAACTTGTAAAGGGCACAGAACGACCAATCTCAACCACCGTCACAGACGTAGTGCTGATCGAATAGGTGTCTTCGGGAATCCTGTTACCTTCGGTAAGGTTCGCGGAGGTTGGCTCAGCAATAGTAGCGATGCGAGTCAAGGTGACAGTATCACCCATCTTCCTACCGTAGCCATCCACGGGCTTCACGAAGTCCATGAATACGGTATTCTCTAAGGCGGCCATATAGAGCCTCTTGCTCATCGCGTGGCTCTTAAAGACGCCCGAGGGAGCATCAAATTCCCACGTAAATTGGGCCATTTTTACTCTCCGTAGTTACGACAGTTGAGTTTCCCCACGGCGGGCACGATCTCGGTTAAGTTTACGCCCTTTAAGGGCGTCGCCGATGGAGGGTGGTCTGTGCGCCGGGGCGTTAGCTGCAAGTGCATCTGACTCCTCTGCTGTTATTGGCACAGTTACGGTTCCGCCTTCCAGATTCGTAGTGGCATCTGGTTGCTTATTACGGCCCCGTTGCTTATTTGAGATTCTTAGAATTTGTTCCTCAACTAGCCCTGCCAGCTTATCTCGGCCGGTCTTGCCATCAAGGTTGCGAAGGTTCTTCATGTTTTGGGCGAGGGTCATCTTGACGAGCATAGGCTCATCTTCGAGTAGGGGATTCTCTTTATAGAAGGCTGCCCAGAACTCTTGCTGTGCCTGATCTGCGGCATAGTTCCTACGGATCTGGGTAGTTGCCTCCTGGACGGCCTCGGCTTTCATCTTGCGAAGAGCGCCTTCAGGATCTTCATAGAACTCAGATATGTCTTGTTCCGACTCAGGTTCTGGTTCAAGCGCTGGTGCGGCCGCCGCCTGTGAGGCTCTCTCAGCCATTACTGCATCATAGGTGGCTTGATTAACCTCACGCTCGATGCCGGCTATCTCTACCCGATACATCGGCTCTGGGTTGCTACCGTCATCGAGGTTAAGCTCTGGCTCTGGATTTTCTATCGGGATGTTGCCATGACTACCCTTGACATGGCTATCGTCAGGTGGTGCTGTCTCACCCGGCTCACGGTCGCCCGCCAGGTATTCGGTCACTCGCGTCACTATGCCTTTCTTATCTTCGGCCATTAACTGTCTCCTATCTCGGCTTCGGCAACCATAGTCGCCTTACGAATTTTGCTCTGTAAGTCCTCCTTGAAAGCTCGAAGGCCCGACAGCTCAGCGATGATACGTCCTGCATCTGTGTCGGTCAATGTTCCGCCCCGATAACTTGTGATGGCACGGAGCAAGACATCTTCCTCATGCGTCAAGACCCAATCCTCAGTGTAGTTTCGGATGAGCCTAGCTTGCTGTCCGTCGTGGACAGTTTTGAGACTGTCGTCTAGCTTTAGGTTCACGTTCTCAGCCATCTTATTACTCCTTCTTAAATGGTAGCACATCACCAGTCGTCTTCTTATACACGAGCCATTCTACTGGTTTAATTCCTTTACCCCTAGATTTAACTGATTGCCTCCCGATTAGTTTCATACCTTGTCCCTCAGCTACATCCATGATAACCTGAGTAGAGGGAATAAAGATTTTACGCCCTAACCCAGATACTGGCCTTACATCCTGAGTCTTAAATAAGGCTACGCCGCCAGGTTCTAGTATTCTAATAGCTTCCATAGCTCCAGTGATCTGAATAAGCTTGAGTTCGCCCTTAGTGTTTACGGCAAATGAACCTTGAATAGCACCGAGCTTCTTAGTACTAGAAGAACTAGAACCTAAATACTTATTAACTAGGAACGGGAAATCAGCTATTACGCTACCCACAGAGCCGTCGGCCAAGTCAGTTCTTGCCTTTGTAAGATCGACTGAAGGAAAGCCTTCCTGCTTGGGAAACTTAAACATAGTCTTGGCTTGCTCTCGGCCAGCCTCTTTGAATATTCCCCCGGCGCCGCCGAAAAGATCTACGTCAAACTGATCAGGTATTAGACCTTGTGCACTGAACTTGTTGAGAACTGCCTTGGGGAGAGAATCTTTGAGATCGACAGAGC